TGGTGCAACGTCTAAATGGCAAGCACAAAGAATGGGTAAATGGTTAATGGCTGCGGAAGAATTAGACGGTGAGACTATTACTTTTAGTGCTGGATTAGATGGAACTGTTGTCTTCCCAGGACAGGTTTTTGCTGTAGCAGATGAAGTTAGAGCAGGTGTTCGTTTAGCTGGTCGAGTAGCAAGTGGATCAACAACAAGTGCAATTAAGGTTGATCAAACAATCGTCTTACCTTCTGGTGCTCATCATAAATTAACTTGCAAACTTCCAGATGGATCAGTTGAAGAAAAAAACATAACCACAGTTAGTGGTACACAAATTAACGTTTCTTCTGCTTTCTCTGCTGTTCCACAAGATCAATCCGTTTGGTCTTTATCTTCTACCACAATTAACGAGCAAAAATTTAGATGTGTATCCGTTTCAAATAATGGGGATAATACTTTTACAATTGTTGGCGCACAGCATAACGACAGTATCTACGGTGTAGCAGATGGAAATGAGACATTAGAATTTCAAGATGTCACAAGGTTTGATGAAGCACCTGCGAAGCCAATTGATCTGACTCTTTTAGCATCTCTTGTTCAAAAAAATGATAATACCGTTAATAGAATTACGGCCGAATGGTCAAGAGGATTAAATGGAAATACTATTGGCTTTGAAGTTAGATACAGGGTCGGGAAAGGTAATTGGAAAAGATTTATTCTTAATGAAGAGATTTATGAGATTGACGGATTAAATGAAGGGTCGAATTTAACTTTTCAAGTTAGGGCTATTGGGCCTGTACCGATTGAAAGAAAATCAAATTGGGTTGGGAAAGAGATAGAAGTTCCAACTGCTGCCGTCGTTGATCCTGTTACAACAACAGGAGAAGAAACAGTTGCAGTAATTCAAACGGCTCCTTTTGATCCTGAGAATGTAACTGTTGAAGCGATTTCAGGTGATGAAGTTATTTTGCGTTGGGAAATACCAGACAAAGGAACAATTAACCCTCAAAACTTAACTGCTATTATTAGACACGCAACAGAAACAGATGGAACGGGTACATGGGCTAATAGCACGAAATTAACCGAAGTTTCAGCCATAACAAGTTATGCCTTATTGAATTTAATTGAAGGAGAATATCTAATAAAATTTGAAGACAAAACAAGTAATTTAAAAAGTACTAATGCAAAATCAGCAACAATAGATTTACCTGATCCTGTTGCTAAACTTCTTGTTCAAACTGATCGAGAAGACACAGATACACCGCCTTTTGATGGACAACATAATGATATTTTCTATAGCAATACTTCAGGAATGGTTGGTCTTGTTTTAGACGGTGACGAGCTATTTGATTCTGTTGCAGATGTTGATTTGATTCCTACTTTTGATTTCACTGGAGATCGTTTAGAAAGTGGAGAATATTTCTTTAAAAATGTTCTTGATTTAGGCGGTAAATTCAGTGTTGATTTAAAACGTAGATTAAAAGCTGTTGGTGTTTATCCTTCTGACTTGTGGGACGGTAGAACAGAATTGATTGATAGATGGTCTGATGTTGATGGATTAAATGCTGATGATGTTAGTGCAACAATGTATTTTAGAACGGCTGATGATGCGATCACTGATGATGATTATTTATTAGAAACAGGCGATAAATTATTAGAAGAAGATAGTGACAAGATTATGTATGAAGATAATGTTTTATATGGTGCTTGGATACCTTTAGAGTCTGGAAGATATAAAGGGCGTGTATTCCAATTCAAGGTAAAATTAATTTCAACTCATGTTGACCAGACTCCTGTTGTTAGTGAGGCAGGTTACACCGTTGATATATCACCAAGAACAGAAGCAAGCGCAACAATCGCATCAGGGACATCTGCCAAGGCTGTAACGTTTACAAATGCTTTTTATCAAACTCCAAATGTAGGCATTACAAGTGCAAATTTGGCAACGGGGGACTATTATGCAATCAGTTCTTTGACTCGAACAGGTTTCACTATTAACTTCTTGAATAGTTCAGGTAGTAATGTAGATCGAAACTTTGTTTATCAAGCCGTTGGTTACGGTAAACAAGAGAGTTAACTTAAAACAATTAACCTTCAAACCCACTGGTATCACTAGGTTATGAGTCAAAATGACTTTTCTATATCAAATGCTTCAGGTGCGGCGGTACGTGCAGATTTAAACAACGCTCTACAAGCATTAGTCAGCAATAGTTCAGGATCTTCTGAACCTGGAACGACATACGCTCATCAAATCTGGTTAGACACTACAACTGCTACTGCTCCAATTATCAAGCAAAGGAACAGTGCTAATGATGCGTGGAAGACAATTGGAACTATTAACGCAGATGGAAGTATTTCACTAGCTGGAACGGCAGCAATTGACATTCCTGTTGGGACAACAGCCCAAAGACCATCATCCCCAAGTGAAGGACAGATAAGAAGGAATACAACTTTATCTAGTTTTGAAGGATATACAGGGTCTGTTTGGGCTCCATTAGGAGGAGGAGCAACAGGTGGCGGAACTGATCAAGTTTTTGTTCAAAATGGAAATACAGTTACAACTAATTATTCAATTCCTGCTGATACAAATGCCTCTAGTGTTGGACCTGTAACGATCAACTCATCAGTTACAGTGACAGTGCCATCTGGTGGTGTTTGGGTTATTCTTTAATTATGGCAATAACTATTAACGGAACAGGAACAATCACAGGAATCTCAGTAGGAGGTTTACCTGATGGAATAGTCGATACAGATATGATTGCGGCTGCGGCAGTAACTGCACCTAAAAGAGGAGCAGGAGCAATACTTCAAGTAGTTCAAGGTACATATTCTACTGAAGTTGAAAGTACTACTACTTCATTTGTTGATACAGGGTTAAGTCAAGCAATCACTCCTTTGAAAAGTGGATCTGAATTTTTAGTCCTTATTAATCAACATATTTCCCTTTCTAGAGCTTCCACTAGTCAAGGTGCTAGTTTAAAATTGCTTCAAGATTCAACAGCAAGATATACACCTACTGAAGACTGGCAATTTTATATATATGCTAATGGTGCTACTAATGTCAGTTGGAGAGGGAATATTTATTTAGCGAGCAAACATGCTCATGGGATAACAGCAGGTACTAGCACTACTTATAAAACCCAAGTGGACTTACATCTCAGTAGTAATAGCGGTAAAGTAGAGCTTCAAAAGAATAGTCTTGCTTCAATGATCACAATAATGGAGATAGCCTGATGAATGAAGTCACTAAATTTGATGCTATACGAGCATTATGTCCTAAAGCTGAATTTGTTATCAGAGGAGGCGTATTAGAATTTGTTAAAGCAAATGGAGACACAAAGCCTTCTGATTCTGCAATAGAGGCAAAACTAGCAGAACTAAAAACAGCTTATGATAATAACAAATATCAAAGAGATAGAGCAGCCGAATATCCTTCTATTGTCGATCAATTAGACGAGATATACAATAAAGGCATTGATTCGTGGAAGGCTACTATCAAAACAACTAAAGATAAATATCCCAAACCATGAGTTTAAAACTAACAGGCTCTAGTGCTGGTTCGGTTTCTGTAGACGCTCCAGCATCAACAACAGGTTCAGCAGATTTCACTCTGACATTGCCTGTAGCCGTTGGCACTGCTGGTCAATTTTTAAAGAATAGTTCTACACCCGGTACACTTGAATTTGGTCAGACTCCTGCTTCTCAAGTTTGTTTTGGTGCTAACCTCACAACTTCAGGAGGGCAAGAAATTAATGATAATACGGTTACAAAAATCATTTGTAATAATGTTCAAATAAATATTGGGAGTGGCTATGACGGATCGACGGGTCTTTTTACAGTTCCAGCAGGGATGGGTGGCAATTATGTCTTTGGTTATAGTGCAAGGGTTTATGACATAGACACAGACGACACATGTGACACAAGGCTCTACCAAAATGGCTCACATAGTAATTTATTTTGGAGATTCAGACGGCGATTTTATTCTCATGCCGCAAACCACTATGCTTATCTAAGTGCTGCTGCCGTTGTTGAAGTAAGTGCTTCAGATACAGTTGGGTTGTACATCAGTGCAGATACAGGTAGCACCTCAGATGTAGCAACTTACTATACAAATTTCTACGGTTATAAAATAGAGGATTAATTATGGCTTCTTTAAGTTGGCAAGTAAAAGCTTATTTAATAAGCAAAGGTAAAACAGAAGAAGAGTCAGCAGCCTTCTTTGTTAATGAACCTGCTGAAATAGAATTAATTGACAACGGATCAGGGCCAAAAATTTCAACTTGGAATGTTTCAGGAATAAAAAAGCCTACAAACAGTCAATTAACCGCAGCTAATACAGAAGCAACAAAGTTAGAAACCAATCATGCAGTTAAGAAAAAAAGACGTAAAGAATATAATAGTTTAGGAGATCAATTAGATTTGCTGTATAAAGACATCGTTGCAGGTAAATTAGATACAAGTGGCGAATGGGCCAAGCACATTAAAGCTGTAAAGGAGGCTAATCCTAAATCATGAGTACAGTTAAAGTTAATGCCATCCGTTCCACATCAGGTACTTCTGATGCGATAACACTCAACTCTTCTAGTGGTGTTACAGCTATTAATGGAAATGCTTTAAGAGCGCAAAATTTGGCTCAGAATGGGGCGATGACTGTTGCCCAAAGAGGTACTTCATCTACTGAGAATGGTATTCACACAGTTGATAGATTCAGTGTAAAATATTCAGGGGCAGACGAAGCCCCGACTCAGGCTCAAGTTGCTTTAACTTCTAGTGACACTGGACCTTGGGCTAAAGGCTTTAGATATGCTTTACAGATAACAAATGGAAACCAGACGAGCGGGGCTGGTGCTGCTGATTATATATATATCGAACATAGAATAGAAGCTCAGGATATGGCTCAATCAGGATGGGAATATACATCAGCTTCTAGTTATGTAACTCTTTCATTCTGGGTAAAAGCAAGTGTAGCTCAAAACTATTATGGATACGTTAGAACCTCTGATGGAACAGGTCAAATTTATACTTTTGAGACTGGTGCTTTAACTGCGGATACTTGGACAAAAATCACTAAGACGATTCCGGGTCACGCTAATCTTCAGTTTGATAATAATGCTGAGCAAGGTTTTAAAATCTTTCTTGTTCCATTCTGGGGAACTGATAGTACTGGTAGCACTACTTTAAATACTTGGGGTGCTTACGGATCTGGTACAACTAGAGTCCCAGATATGACATCTACTTGGTGGACAACCAATGATGCAACCTTTGAAATCACAGGTGTTCAATTAGAAGTCGGGCAAACAGCTTCAGAATATATGCACGAAAGTTATGGAGAGACTTTAGCTAAATGTCAGAGGTATTACTATAGACATGTTGATGATACCAATGATGCTATTGGTGTGGGTGGTTGGTATACAGCAAGTTTATTTACATCTTATGTTGGGTTTCCAGTAACAATGAGAACAGCACCAACTTTAGAGAAAACATCTGGAACTAACTATTATAGAGTTTGGTCTGGTGGAACTAATCAAGATGGTGATGACGTTGCAATGGAAAGAAACTCTAATACAGGTTGTGTTTTGGATTTTACTGGGAACTTTAGTGGTACCGCTGGAAACCCTGGTAACATTAATTCAAATAATGCTGCTACTAAAATTTCATTCACTGCGGAGTTATAACTATGGCATATCCAATAAATCCAATTTATAAATTAGCAAATGGTAAAGATGGGACAACTGTTTGTATCTTGAAATCTAATTTATGTATCCCATTGGAACCAGCAAACACAGACTACCAAGAGTATTTAAAATGGGTTGAAGGTGGTAATACTCCCGATCCTGCTGATTAATGGCTGACAAAAAAATATCGGCGTGTACCGAACTGACATCTCCAGCAAGTGGTGACACCTTGCCAATCTTAGATGTTAGCGAAAGTGCTGATGCGAATAAGAATAAGAAAATTACTCTTTCTACGTTATTAAATAAAAGCCACGATGGTTCGGCAGGTTCTCCTACTCTTGGTTTTTTATCTGATAGTGGAACGACTGGAATTTATAGGACAGCAGCAAATGAAGTAGGCTTTTCAGTTTCTTCTACTTATAAAGGTGCTTTTAGTGCAACTGGATTTAAATTAGGAACTGGAACGGCGGCGGCTCAATTACATTTATTCAGCACAGATACAACCGATCAAGTCATTATAGAAAACTCAGATGCGGGTGCTGATACTGCTCCTGATCTTGTTTTGTTTAGGAATAGTGCTTCACCTGCTGCAAATGACAATCTAGGAAATATAGAATTTAGAGGTGAAGATGATGGCGGCAATACTCACGCTTATGCACAAATAACTTCTTCAATTATTGATCCAACAAATTCATCAGAAGATGGAATATTAGACTTAATGAGTTCTAATAATGGTTCAATTGCAAGTCGTATTCGTTTATATAGTTCTTACGTTGGGATAGGAGAAACAACACCTGCGTATCCTTTACATTTAACAACTTCGTTAACAAGTACAGCTTTTAGGCTTGAATGTAATGCTAATGATTCGGCAAGTGGTGGTGATTTAACTCTTTATCACCATAGAAATTCAGCAGCAGGACAGGATGATGACATTATTAGCACTATTTATTACAGAGGAAAGAACGATAACGGGACACCTGCTGATGTTGATTATTCAGCAATTGAGACAAAAATAATTGATGCAAGCGATGGAACAGAAGACGGACAAATAAATTTTAAAGTACAAGACGCAGGGACATTAACAACACAGTTTTCTATTGACGCAAACTTATTAACTCTTGGCGATGCTGTAAACATTGCTTTAAATACAAGCACAGGAACAAAGATAGGTACTGCAACAGGTCAAAAAATAGGTTTTTGGAACGTTACACCTGTTATTCAACCCAGTGCAATTGCAAATATCACAACGACTGCAAGTTCTGGAACTTTACCTACACCAGATGGAAGCGTGACTATATCTAATGCTGCTTCACCTACAAATGCTGAACTGCTTGAGTATTGCACTGAGCTTGAGAGCAAGTTGGAAAGTGCGTTAGCTGCTTTGCGTTCTGTTGGGATAATTGCAACTTAAGAACTAAGTGCAAAGGCAACAATGCAACTAAACCCATAAAAAGGATTAGAGTTGTATGAGTAATAGCTTTTAAAATAGCCTCTTGTATCATGCAAAAAGTTTTAAACATTATTAGTGTAGTCTCTTTTCTACTAGTTCTTTCTATTAGTGGAATTGGGATTTTTGGCTATCTCTATCTTACGAATGAAGAGAACCAAGAAAAACTAAAGCAGCAATTGATTGAGCAGGTCACTGGATCGTTAAATATGCCCGATCTATCTGGCCCTGTTCTTCCTACTGCTCAACCTAAAGCTGCTGGAAGTGCTGGTATTTCATTGCCTAAATTTTGACAGAGATTCCAAAAATAGGAGTCAACTCTATTGGGATTGAACCAGTAAGAACTTATATTATTAACGCTCCAACAATTAATACTCCTAATGTCCCTGTGACTCTGCCTGTAGGATTTCCTGTTGTAAATATTCCGGGTTGTGTAGAAGCTAGAAGATCCTACGAAAATGAAAACCTCGTAAATATGGATAAGGATGGAAATTTAGTTCTGTGTGATGCACAATATCCATCTTATGACGCAATGAATTTCACCCCTAATGAGCTTATTTATACACAGGCTGACGAACCTCAAAGATACGAAGAGCCAGAAACACCAGCACAAGATCCACCGCCTCCGGCAAAAATAGAAGATTGTCCTCCAGTTGGAGCCGCAGAGATTGGAACAAAAATAGAGGATGGAAAAAAAGAAATAATTGGGTATCAGTTAATTGGAAATAAATGTATTACTCAATATAAGAAACTAACAATGCAGCAACAAATTGTTAATGCAATCCCTTCTCCTCCGCAGGTTGTTTCTACTACTGGTATTACTCTTATTGCCACTTCTACCGCTTTGGCCACGCCTCTCTTGCTTCGTGTGGTCAGGCCAATAGTTAAACAAATAATCAATAAGTTGAAAAAGAAATTAACAGGTAAAACTGAACAGCTATCACTAAGAGAAAGAAGATTAAAGCAAAGAGAAATAACTGCATCTATTCGGGCTTTGAGGAAGATGAAGAAGTAATAGGTGCGATGTTATGTCTGTGAGGAAGAACCTGACCCATCTTTGGTAAAACTAAAACGTCTTCACACAAAGAATAAAAAACAGAATTTTTAGCAAATTCAATCCCTGATTTCTTGAGTGCGCCACATTCTTTTAAACGAGCGACATGCCAAGATAATTGTTTGTCTTTTAAATTCTGATCTTGAATTGCGAGCCATTTATCAGCCATCGCTTTGCATCTTTTCTGTAAGGAATTATCAAGAGGTAAAGAGAAGGTAATAGAAAAACCCCAGTTTAAACTTGCAGAATCTTTCTGTCCTGTTCTGACTCGTTGATGGTAAAGAATATCACCTTCATCTGAATAGACTGGCGAATCATACCAATATTCCTTGGGAAGCTGTTGCTGGAAGCTGTCGGCCAGGAATGGCGAGGCCGTGAGCATTGGTCCCTGACATACAATCCCGTTTCCATACTGGTTTTGTATCATGTTGCCCTGCAAACTTTGGATCGCCATGTTTGTCACAGAACCGCTAGAATTAGCGACTGGAGCAGCAGTTTGAGAGGTATTTGCTAATACTTTTAACGGGTTAAGTGCAAGGATTATTGAGAGAATGTAGACGTAGTTTCGGTTACACTTTCTACCTGAGTTGTGCGAGTTATGTTTGTTATATTTGAAAGTCCGGGTCCTTGATAAGAAGTTTGAAGTTGAAATGCTGCCCCTGCATTTTTGATTGAAACATTGGGCATTGTTGTTAGATCGGCTCCAGTCCATTTGTAAGTTGTTCCATTTACAGTTTGATTAACAGTTGCAGGATTAGGCAGCATTGTTGATCCATCTATTTCTAAATTTGTTCCATTAATTGTTAGTGAATGGCCAGTATTATAGTCCGTTGATACGATATTTTCTGTAATATTTTGAGTGGTACGTGTAACTGCGGTCATACTCCCGCTAGAAAAGTTAGGTACTACAGGCACTGCTATGACTGGCTTTTGCCAGCTATTTAGTAATAATAATAGCAGCAAATAACGCTTCATCTATGTATGTCCATGTAGTGCTTCCACATTAGGAAATTAAATCCTGCAATAAGTATGCAAGCGAGAAAACAAACAAGAATTGGAACGTGCATCAGTCCACCACCGATTCAACTATGGTCTGAGCTGTGCAACTAGATCCAGCTCCCATTGTTCCTCCGCAAGTATGAACACCTGAGCTTAAAGAAGTTATCGTTCCACCTGAGACGCCTCCTGCTCCTGTAACTGTTACACCAAGAGAAGGCAAGCTTGGAACAACGCCTCCAGTTACGGTAGTTGCGCTTTGAATGGAATCGCCAACCACCAGACTTTCAGTCAAGCTTACGGCTGATCCTGCTGTGGTTATCGTGAAATCTGTGTCCACAATCGCTGGAACCCCTGAAGTCACTGAATCAGCAGTTAGGCCTCCAATAGCCCCAGAAGTAGTAGTGCCTCCAACAGTCGTGCTTGGAGTTACGTTGTTACCTGTAACGCTGTAAGTCGTTCCAATTCTTTCAGCCGAACTATAAGCAGCGTCAACTTGTATTTTTGCCGAGGTGGTAATTGAGTGCCGCATATCTGCTCGAACACTGGTGGGAGCCGTCAGCAGTAGCAGGATTAAAAGTTTCTTCATTGTTCTAAAGAGCCGTCATTTTTTACGTTTTTCCCACTAATGGGATCAACGCGAATCACGTCTGGTTTCCGTGTGATTAATTCTATAGGTTGTTTTATAATGACGGTTTGATAACCGCTACCGTTTCCGATATTCTTTCCGTTCGCTTCGTCTTCTTTCTTTTTCTTCTTTGCTCCTTGAGCAGCATTTACGCTAATCCCTAGTCCTCCAAGGATGTTTCCCAATAAACCCGCAGCAAAAGTCGAGTCCACACGGGGCTGGTCTGGGATGTCTACTCCGAAAAGTCTCGAAGGCAATTTCACATATCCTAAGCTCAGAACGAGTAAGCACCAAACAAGAATGGCGGCTTGGGCCACTGTGCTGACAAGGAAGGTGATCTTTTCTTGATAGTCAGGTTTATCGTTTTCCTCGGATTCAACAGCTTCAGGGGTTGGATTTTCAGCCATAGAGAATTAGAAACAATAGTCTAAGATTACTGCTAAAAGGATAAAAATGCCTCAAGAACTACTAGCGGCACTTGTTGGGGCCGCTATATCTGCAATTCTTATGGTCTTAAGTAATCAAACAAATAAACGTCAATCTGATATTAGAGAAATATTTCACCGCTTAAATGCACTGGAGCGCGAGCAAGCTACGCTGATAGCAACTAAGAGAGATCCAAACGGATGGAGGAAAAGATAGCAATGGCTAAGGCCAGAATTAAAGAGTTGGAAACGCTTGTAAAGTATTGGGAGCAAATAAAAACCCCCAACGCCTCTAACCGTCAGGGGTGTGAACAATCCGCTTCCCACAGCGTTTAATAACTTACTTGCATCAGTAGTAAATTACAAACCTACTCTAGTTCCTCCCTATGAAAAAGCTACTCAAAGTTTTTAGACCGATCTTGTACGGATTTTTAAATTCAGATCAAGGCAAAAAGTTTGTGTTGTCCATCCTGAAAGCAGCCGCGAAACAATCAACAAATAAGATAGATGATGAAGCCGTGGCATTTATAGAAGCTAGACTATTCCCGAACGAAACAACAAAACTTCAATGATTAAAACAGTAAAAGAACAACATGAAAGGATGCTCAGAATGGATAGGCTGTATGTCTTAGACGGTAGACACCATAAAGATCACCCGCAGCATGGATTATTTACAGGACTTGCAGAGAAAGCAGCCGAGCTTGAAGACGGAATGTAACTGTCCTCACTGTCAAGAGCTAAGACGGCAACAAATCAGGCATGGAAATTGGCAACAATGTTTGCTAGACATAAAGAAAAAACATGTCACAAGTTCCACCTGAGTTCGAGATGTTGATGGAGTTAGCTGATCATTTGACTCCGACACTAGAAGACGAACTGAGCATGGAAACAGAGATCCGAGCCATTAACGCTTCCAAAGATATTGAGTATGTAAAAAGATACGCCGAAGCCATGACAAGGCAAACCCATGATCAGTGTCGTTTTATTGCGGGTTGTCTGCAAGAAATCCATACGTTAAAAGCAAAGCTGGCTTGTGTTACACCCGTAAAAAAAAACTTGATTAGTAGGATAATAGGGTTATAATGAACCAACTAGGCGCAATTGCGCTGTGCCAGTGCTATTAAGCCCTCTTTTCACAAGTGAGAGGGTTTTTTAGTTTTTAATTGCTACCATAAAAAAAGACCCACCGTAGGGTCTGCATTGGAAAGAAAAGACCCCTCGTAATTGAGGGGTTTTTTAATGCTTACGCTTGAGGTGAAATCATTCCTCCTTCGTTATTTGACCAATAAGATCCCCAAATCGTAAAGCCTTCGACTTCTTCAAAATTATTCTTGCCTTTATAGACGCGAATAGTTGAACCTCCTAATTCAGCATCAGCCGCTTTAGCCATTAGCCATTTTGCGGCTTTCTTTGCTTCTTCAGGTGTGCAGTCAATAATTAGATTCTTGTCTGGGGCTTTTTGGTTGCCTTTTTGGTCTTTATCCTTAAAACGGAAACGGAACGTGAAAGCGGAGTCCATAGTTAATTACGGGGTTGGATGTTGTGTTTAGCTTCCCACTCAATAACATCAGTTAGCTTGTATCTAATGCGTGGGGCGTATGGGTTCAACGGTGTTAAGCCGATGTCCTCAAACGGAGGCCCAGTTGCCTCCCCCTTCCTCGTTTTCTTTCTCCATTGTTGCAACGTGAATAACGAGATTCCGTAACGGTTAGCAAGGTCTTTTGGTCTTAAATATTCAATCAACACAACCCTCCTCCATTTCTAATATTGTTTGAAGGATTAAATCTCTTTGCTTGTCGTTTATTTTTCCTTCGCTATATCGGTCACTTAGTCTCGTCTTTACAGAATTAATCTTGTCTGGGTTCTTGTGAACATAAGCAATAAATTGTTTTGTTAAGGCTTCTCCGTCTTCGCTTGTCTTGGGTGGCTCAGTCTTTACGGCGGGTGGATTCTTCTTTGCAATTTCCTCTGCTGGCTCTGTATTTGTATCCATATCAGGTTCAATGCCTAACAGCATTTTGATGGCATATCTGCGCCCGTAGGTCAAACTCCCACCCCATGTAAACATCGGCTTGTTGCCCATATTTTCAGGTAAAAAGATAGGAAGCTCGCTTGTTATTTCTTGTCCTGTTTCGACATGAATTAAACGAGTTAAAATAATTGAAACACCGTCACAAGTTGAGGTTGGCGGCTGAATCAATAGCAATCCATAGCGGTGCAAAACGGGTTGAATGACTGAAAGCATTTCTTCCAGTGGTGTGTACTGATAATTAAAGCCCTCTTTACTTCTTGTCAAAGAAGGACATTCCTGCTGGAATTTTTGTAGTGATCGGTAAAGTTCTTTCATCGTTAATTAGGGGTTGAAGGAAATGCCCACCGTGGAAGGGTAAGGCTTTGGACTCCAGATTCACTGTGACTAGGCCAGTGGTCTGAAATCTGACATTCTGAAATCTGATCTAACGCTTGCCGCCGTTCTTTATAGCCAAGATCAATACTTTGCTTATCGAGCTCATATAGACCAACATCAAACGGCCACTCTGATTGGACAACTAAAAAAATAAATCGTTTTGCTCTTGTCACTTCTAAATAATGAGCCGCTTGAATGTGATAGCCGAAGTTAGCAACGGCCTTTGCAAATTCTTTTGGAGCTGCACCAGGGCGACTTGTTTTTAGGTCAACAATCACATTCCCAGTAGTGAACCAATCACTTCTTGCTTTTACGTCAAGGCTTGTTGATTCATCGACAGACCACCATGATTTTTCTGCTACTCCTGTTGCTAATAATTCTTTTGCTTCTTTTTCCTTATGAACAGCATCACGCATTGCCATTGCTAATTCCCATTGCTCGGCTGTAACAGCCGTAATACCTTTTTTAGCTGCTTCTGCTGCTTCCTCTTTTCCTTTCTTTGTTGTACGGCTAGAAACAACCGTGAATTGATTCTCTAAATCTTCAGGCTCAAGAACCGCCGCATGAGTCAAGCTTCCAAGCACAAGAGCAGGAGTTGATTTTTTCTCAGGACGGTCAGGATTGTGAAAACTATTCCAGTACGCTTTAGGGCCATGCTTTGCCATGACCTTCAGCATTGATGCTGATATTGCAAAATGTTTGTGATACTCAGCATTTGAAATCTGTACGCTGCCTTGTGTCATTTCTTTTTCCCTCCATGATTTTTGATTTTTGGCCAAGTGTCAAAAATAGGGGGCATCTCGGCTGGTGCTATTTCGACTGTTCTTGTACCTGTAACAGTGTTAAAAGGATCAATATGTCCATCACTCCTGATCCGATAGAAAGAATGATGTAGGACAACTTTATTTTTATATTTATGCTTATAGGCGCACCATGCTCTAAAAAACAAAGCGAATAATTGCATTTTGTTTTTAGCTCTTTTAACTTCTGCCGTTGTTGGCATTGGTAAATTAGGAATTTTTAAAGGCTCATATATTTCATAAGGAGTCTTACTCTTAAGATCAGGAACCGTTGCCGTAGGAATATTGTTGGTCATGCTGCCTCCTTATATAAAGCAGATCCAGGGCCATACGTTTGATAGATTTCAGGCCATGTCCTTAAAAGCTTGGCTCTATTAACAGGGTCGGCTGCGATTCCAGCACGGGCTAAATGGGTCATAAAATTGCCGCCGTGTTGTTCGGCGGTGCGAAATGTGTTTAAGACTTCTGGATCAGTCATAGGTAAATTAAATGTGCCGCCGTGGTCAGGTCGATGGCGGTGAAGTAGGGCGGTCAGGGGTTGGCCGCCTTGCTTCTATTTTCTCAAGGCCGAACACGCCGCTTGGATGTGATGAACCTCGCAGTCTTGACGGGTCATGTCTTCCAAAGCTGAACTTGTAGCAGCGAAATAAAGAAGACTAACGCCGATACCAAAAATAAAAAGTTTCATGGGGTTGATTGCTTACATATCTAATATACACCCCTGCACGCCCGTGTCAATAGTCCGTACATCTCCATTAAAAAGAGGGGTTTAGTCCCCCTCGTAATCTTCAAGAAAGTCGGCCAAGTTCTCAGGAAGGTTATAAATTCGGATCTCTTCAAGATCTCCGTTGTCCGTGATCGCCTTAGCCAATGCCTTAGCGGCGGCGATAGTTGACTCATGCATGGAAAGAAATGCGTGAACCTGTTCATTATACACCCCTATACATGTCTATCTATATCTAAGACCCGTTGCAAGGGAATTGCTGCACAAACTGGCAATACAGCATTGCCTAACGCTCTAAGTCTGTCCACCCGATTGGATAGGCCATCATCTCCTCGACAAAGGACGGGTTCAGACTCATACGATCTCCAGTCTGGGTTAAGACGTCGGATATTCTTTTGACTCCATGTCTCTCCTGATGCCCTTGCCCCGATCTTCCTTTGTAGTCCGTCGCTACTGGGGTAGGCAACATCGAGTTGAATAGTCTTTGAGTTTTTGGATTGACTGCTTCCCTCAAGTTTGCCAATTTCGTTCTGCCTTTTCTCGGACCTTCCATTTGTCTCTTCAATGCTTCTGGACTCCTTTGGGGAAGATGATCCATTGTATTGGGAGTGGGAAGGGTAACAAATTGCCCACCACCTGTCTCGCTGGTGACAGGCTCCAACCATTGACGCTGGAAAACATGCCCATTCAGCATCGTACCCTGCCTTGTAAAGCTCTCCGAGAACGATGTCCAACCCGTTATTAAGGATCGCTGAGACGTTTTCCAAGACGACGAATCTTGGTCGTACCAAGCGTATGACTCTGAGGAGTTCGTAGAAGAGACCAGACCTTGTATCCTCCGTGATGCCTTCGCCTCGTCCCGCCACTGAAATGTCGGTGCAGGGAAATCCCCCAACGACAACTGATGCTGAATAGGGTTTTGGTTTGTAGGTTCGGATGTCGTCATAGATAGGTACATTAGGCCAATGTTTCTTTAAGATCTTTTGGCAATACGGTTCACATTCAACAAATGCAACCGTTTCAAAGCCGCCAACAAGCTTTTCTGCGGCATAACTAAAGCCGCCAATACCTGAAAAAGTATCAATTAATCTTAGAGTCATAAAAAAAAAGCCCCTAAACGGGGCGGTGATTAAAACGCGGTGTCTACGGCTAGTCCTTGTGCTAAGTGCTGAAGGAAGTGGTGAATGTTGCCGTTTAAAAGATCAATTTTTCTTAAAATGGCTTCAATCTTTTGGGCTTCCTCGCCTTTAGTTCTTTTGACCGCTTCGATCACAACAGATGATGGAATGATGTTTGGAGTTCCGTTTGCTGATGTAACTGTGTAAACCTCGTCAGTTAAATCTTTTTCTGAGAAGAAAGTTTCAAAAAAG